CGGGGGATCCCGTGTCGCCAGGAGCACCCCCGTCGAGCACCTGCAGTTCCTCGAAACGGATCTCGATGCGGGGCACGGGGGCCATGTCAGTGCGGGGCACCAGGGAAACGATCACGCCGAAACTCCTCCACCCGTGAATCGGACAGCCGCCTTGTAGCGGCCCGCCTCTACCTCAGTCGCTGCGACGCCCCTCATCGTGCTGATGAGCTGGCCATCGGCATCCACGAAGATGAGCGTCTGCGCACCCCCGTCGGCTCGGGACGCTTCCGTGCCGGGCCGTGCCTGTTGCGTGCTGGCGGGCGTGCCGACCGTGACGAGCGCGGCCTGCGTTCTCCGCGACGCCGATCGCGCGGCGATGGCGAGGGAGTCCGCGAAGGACGGGGCCATGCCTTCCGCGCCGTCGACGAACTGCTCCATCGTTGCCGCGCCCGACGACTTCAGCTGCCGCCAGCCGACCGGCCCCAGCGGGCCGCGCTTGGCGGGCGAGTGCGGGAAGAAGTCGAGGATGCCGCCGACTACGGAGCCGATCGCATCGCCCACGGCGCCGACCATCGCGAAGAACCCATCGATGATGCCCTGGATGATGTCCTTGCCGAGCCCGAGCCAGTCGACGCCCATCAGGCCGTCCCAGATCGCCGTGATGATCTCCGGCAGCGCCGCGATGATCTCCGGGATCGCCTTGATCAGACCCAGAACCAGCGACACGACGAGCTGAATGCCAGCCTCGATCAGCTTGGGGAGCATCTTCAGCAGGCCCGCGAACAGCTGCATCACCAGCGTGATCGCTGCGGTGATCAGCTGCGGGAGCGCTCCGATCAGCCCGGTCACCAGCGAGAGCAGGAGCTGGATGCCCGCGTCGATGATGAGCGGCAGGTTCTCGATGATCGCCCCGAGCAGCCCCATGATCAGGCCGAGCGCCGCCTCGAGCAGCACCGGGAGCGCCGCGATGATCCCCTCGATCAGCGCCATGAGCAGCTGCACGCCGCCCTCGATGATGACCGGGAGCGCCGACACGATCGCCGTCAGCAGTCCAGTGACCAGCATCAGCGCGGCCTCGATGAGCATCGGGAGCGCCGTGACGATCCCTTGGATGAGCGCCTGCACGACCTGGATCGCGCCGTTGATGATGAACGGAAGGTTCGTAACGATGGCCGCCACGAGCCCATTCACCAGCGCGAGCGCGCCGAGCACGAGCATCGGGATCGCGCCGATCAGCCCGTCGACGAGCGCGTGGACGATCATGCCGGCCGACGCCAACAGCGTCGGGATCGCCGACACGATCGCATCGATAATCTGCGGCACGAACTGCACGACCTGCGCGACGACCCCGGGGATCGCCGCGGCGACCGACTCGATGACGCCGGTGATGGTGGACACCAGCCCGGACACGTCGCCGCCGGAGAGCGCGAACCCGGCGAACGCCGCCGCCGCGATGCCGAGCGGTCCGCCAAGCAGGGCGAGTCCCGACGTGAGCCCCGGCAGGAGCGCCGCGAGCGGCCCGAGGCGGGACAGGATCCCGGCGAGACCGCCGGCGCCCAGCGCCGCGAACGCGCCCGCGAGCGGGCCGATCACGGACGACAGGCCACCGAACCCGAGGGACGCGAGCGACGCGCCCTCGCCGATCCGGTTGAGCAGGTTCGTCACCCAGTCGAACGCGGGCGCGAGCACGCCGCCGACGACCGCGCCGATCTCCTTCGCCTTCTCCTCGATCGGGCCCAGCGCGGACGTTGCGGCCTGGATGAGCGGGCCGAGCTTGTCGTAGATGGGACCGAGCGCGTTCGCGCCGATCCGGCCCATCGCGGCGAAGAAGTTCTTCGTCGCGCCGGGGACGGTGGTCCCCATCTCCTTCGCGACCGTGCCCGCAGCGGACTGCGCCGCCTTCGAGAACGTCTCGAAGTCGACCTTGCCCTCGGAGGCCATCTTGAAGACCTCGCCTGCGGTGACACCCATCTGGTCGGCGAGGGCCTGGTAGATCGGGATGCCGCGGTCGGCGAGCTGCGAGATGACGTCGTTCTGGACGCCGTTGGCCTGCGTGGCGGCCTTGTTGAAGATGGAGCCCATCTCCTCCATGGACATCCCGGCGGCGGCCGCGTTGTTCGCGATACGCGTCAGGTGTCCCTGCAGTGCCTCCCCCGGCTTGATGCCGGCGGCCACTGCGGACGCGGCAACCGTGGCCGCCTCGCCGAGACCGAACGCGGTCCCGCGCACAGACGCCATCGCGTTGCTCATGATCGCGGTGACCGACTGGGCGTCGTTCCCGAGGCCGCGGAGCTTCGCCTGCGCAGTGTCGATCGCGGCCAGGCGGGAGAACCCCTTGCCGAGCGCGATGCCAGCGGCGACACCGGCAGCAGCGACGGCGCCGGTCGCGACGTTCCGGACCCCGTCAGCGAGGGCCTTCCCCGCCGCGGCGCCCGCACGCTGCGCAGCGCCGACGACCGACTTGAATGCCGTCGATGCTGCGGACCCCATCGGGCCCGCGAGCGCGCGAACGTGGGAGGTGATGCGGGAGAAGGCCGGGCCGACGACGCCGGCCATCTTGGAGAACAGGCCGGCGACCTGCGACGTCAGCGGGCTGAGCCACGTCCCGACGCGGCGGCCGAGGTTGATGAACGGGGACGCGATCAGCGTGCCGACCGACGCCAGGTACTGGCCGATGGGCGCCAGCGCGCCGCGGACGGTCGAGCCGATCCCGCCGAGCCACCGTGCGGAAGCAGACCATGCGCGCGCGAGCTGACCGCCGATCATGGTCGCGAGCGACGTGAACACGGACGACACGCGCTGCGCGACGTTGCGGGTGAGGCGCGCGAACGCGGTCAGCCCGGTCATGTCGGAGACGGCGCGGAGGATGCCCCCGATCGACCCGGCGACGCCGGTGAACGCCGACCGCGCTGCCCCCGCGCTGGTGAACCCGGAGCGGAAGTCGCGGAACAGCTGACGGAGGCCGCCGGATGCCGCGACCGCGGCGGCGGTGTTCGCCTGCTGCGCCGCGGTGAGCGCGTTCTGCGCGGCGCGGAGCCGGTCGGATGCGGCGGTGACCGCGTCCGTGGATGCCTGGTGGACGCGGCGCGCGGACGCGAGGCGCTCCTCCGCGGCGACCGCCTGCGCGGATCCTGCCCCGGACTTCGCGATCGCCTCGGCCAGGCGCGTCTCGGCGACCCGGACGCGCCCCGCGTCGTCCTGCTGCTTGAGCCGGGTGCGCGCGAGGGCGGCGGACGCCGAGGCCACCTCGCCGGTGAACTTCTTCAGCTCGGCGCCGCCCAGGTCCCGCGCGGACGCGGAGAGCGAGGACTTCAGGTCGCGGCCAAGGGCGCGGCCGCTGCTGCGGCCCGCGCCCTTGAACCCGCCCTCGAACTGCTTCGCACCAGCGGCGCCGGCGGCCTTCGTCTCCTTCGTGACGCGCGACTTGAACCCGGTCATGACCGGGAAGATCGACACGTGACCTGAACCGACCTCGGAGGACATGCGCACCCCCTCGGTGGCTCACTGGGCGAAGACGATGCCGGCTTCGAGCGCGGCCTCAGCCGCGGCGATCTCGTCCGGCGTCGCCGATTCCTTCTGCTTGCGGCGCGGGTTCTCCATCACCCAGGGGGCGATCTTCGAGAATCCCTTCCCGGTCTGCGCCGCCAGCGACAGCAGCTCGACCATCGTCGCCTTGTACGCCCATCCCGCGAGCTCCGCACCGAGTTCGGTGCCGTGGTCCGCGGCGGCGTCGTAGATGAGGGTCTGCGCCTCACCCCAGGTCAGCGCGTCGCCCAGGTCGGAGAGCCCGACACCGTGCGTCTCCCGCAGCGTGCGGGCGACGGCGGTGCGGTGCTCTCCGATGAACTGGGCGACGCTCAGGATTCCGGGACGGTGGCGCCCTGGATGCGCTGGATGACGTTGAAGTACTTCGCGGCCATCGCGGCGACGTCGGCGATGTCCTGCTTGCTGAGCGCGGTGACGTTCTCGTCGCCACCGACGACCTGGATCAGCGACCGGAACTGGTCGATCTCGTTGTCGTGCTCGGCCTGCAGCTGGTCGACGTCGGCGAGGCTCAGCTTGAGGGTGGCCTTCACGACCGTGCCGTCGTGGAAGCGGCCCACGAACGAGCGCTCCACGACGACGTACTTCACGTCGGGCTTGATCGCCTCGATCGCCTTCTGCTCGTCCGCCTCGGACCAGCTGTCGAAGTCGTACTCGGGCGCCGGCTCGACGGCCGGGGCCGGCTTGCGCTTGGTGGTGGATGCCATGGTGGCGGTCTCCTTATCGGGGTTCTCGGGTTCGGGTTAGTGGCTGGCCGGGGCGACCCGATAGCGCCCCGGCCAGCCGGTCTGGTGTCAGGCCTCCGGGTCGACCGTCGCCCCGGGAGTGCCCACCCACTGCCAGAAGGGCGCCCCGTTGAACAGGTCGTGCTCCTGGTAGGTGAACGTGACGGCGCGGCCCTCGACCTCGCCGCGGCTCTCCTGGTCACTCTCGACGGCCGTGACGGTGACGACGCCGACGCGGCGCTTCTCCTTGCCGTTCTTGTAGCGGGTGGAGGTGAAGAGGATCCACTGCCCGTCGGGCAGCGAAGACGACGCCTCGATGACGCCGTTCTCGTCCGGCGTGCCACCCTCGACGACCTTCTGGACCACCGAGTTGAACTCGGCGAGGTTGATCGTGACGGCGCGGCTGCCGTCGCCGGCGAGCGTGTAGCCGATCTGGAAGAACTCGATCGGGTCACCCGACTCGCGGGACTCGGACGGGCCGCCGTCGACCTTGAACAGGCCGAGGCGCTCGAACGCGGTCGGGAGGACGAGGGGCGACGCTGCGAGAGCCGCCTTGGCGATCACGTTCGCCTCGGTGACGGGCGCGATCGCGGCCATCCCGGTGATCGGGACGCCAACGGCGTCGAGGTCATTGCCCTGAGTGTCAGCGGCCATGGGTCTACTCCTTCTCCCGCTGAGCGGGCATTCGATGGGGTGGGGTGGGGTGGCTCACCAGGAGCCGGAGACGACGTACCCGGCGGTCATGTACCGGCGAGCGACGTCGAGGGATTCGGGGACCGCGTACGGTCCGTTGCAGCCAGCCGGGTCGACGGCCGCGATCGGCGAGCCGACGACGAGCGGGAGGTCCAGATCGAACAGGACACCTGCGAGCCAGCCCGCCAGGTCGTCGGCGGGCTTGTCGTTCATCCGGGAACCGGCGAGCACCGACGCGCCGATGGAACGGTCGAACGTCACCTGCGACAGACGCGGACCCGAGTCGTCACGGATCACGATCAGCGGGCGCCGCAGCGGGAGCGACAGATCCGAGCGCTCCTTGTTGGACACCTCGACGAGGAGGCCCTCGGCGGCCGCGAGCCCGCGGACATAGCCGGTCAGCCACAGCTCAAGGTTCGGAGGTGCGACCCTCACCGCTTCGCCGCCTTGAGCGCGCGGGCGAGGTTCCCGGTCTTGGACTCGATGATCATCGTCTTCTCGTCGGTCCCGACGACGCGCGCTGCGCGGCGGTAGCGGGACTCGTGGTGCTCGACGCGGATGCCGTCGCGGTAGTCGCCCTCGTCGACGGGGGCCGTGGCCTTGGCGGTGCGCTGGGCGCTGGCCGCGATGCCGTCCACGAGCTGCTCGACGGCCGGTGCCCGGAGGACGGTCTCGAAGAAGCGCGGGTTGAACTCGATATCGGTGTCGCCGCTGCGGGGCATGGTTCCTCCGATCAGCCGAGGTGGCGCGTGAGCGGGATCTCCCGCGGCGGCGACCAGTTCGTCCAGGGGTTCACGTTCTGGTCGGGCGGGATGCCGTCGATCGTGTAGACGGTGTCGCCGACGCGGATCCGGTCGCCCTTGCGGACGTCCGCGTCGTCGTCGCAGAACAGCGAGCGCGACTCGGATGCCTGCTCACGGGTCGCTGTGGCGAGCAGGCTCGTGGATGTGGGGCCCACGAACGCGCCCTCGATCTCGACCTCCGGGGCGTTCGCCCAGTCGCCGGGGACCGTCCGGTCCGGGTTGTAGGGGTCGGGGATCTGCTCGGGGCGTTGGCGGTGCACGGTCTGGCCG